GCGCCAAGAATGCCAAAAAACTTGGCGGCGGCATGAATTCGCGAGTGAATCTCATCGGCGCGCGATTCTTTAAAAGAAGCGCGCTTGTCGGCGAAGTGGAGCGCGGAAAGCCACGTTGCGGCAGCGGAATGACACGGGTAGAGTTTATTGTATTGATCGGCGTACATGTGCCGCGGCAGCGTGTCGTCGCCGTGCGTTCGTTCGTGCGCCGCAGATTTAACAAAATCCGGGCAAGAAAAAAGAGTAGTCAAGCGGTGCGTTTCGCGGCCAGCCGCGTCTTGTGTTTGATCGAGCGGAGTTGTCATGGGGTTTCCTGCCTGTTTAATTCGCCGACATAACCATTTGCGCGCATTAGCCGCGTTGGGGCTGTCATTAGAAAAGCCGGTCTTCCCAGCAATTTTACACTGCCCGCGCTGCCAGCAAAATACGCTTCAAATATTCGATGATATTTTAACGGACGGCTTGTGGCTTAATTGCTCGGCTTGTGCCGCCCATGGGGATATCATAACGTTTGGGGCCGATCTCTGGAATATAAGTTTACCAGATACGCTCACAAAATTCAGCGATTTAAGCGTTATTAGCGAAAACGACGCTAACCGGGTCGCCGGCGATTACGCGCGCGCTATCGCCAAACAAAGCGTAGCCGAGAATTTTTGGCAAGAAGCCGCGGCTCAAATTTGGAATCACGGAGACGACCTTCTTGCCAGCCGCTTGCGAGACCTCGGACTACGCAGCGAAATTGCGGGCTGTTACGGCCTCGTCGGCGTTGCGCACCACGATCAAATTGCCAAATTGTGCCAAGCCGCCGGCCGGGCCAAACCGGCACGAAGTCGAGAAGACGGCGCGGCGATTGTGCTCCCTTTTTATACGTTGCCGGGGCAATTAGTTGGGTTTTCTATTTGGCAGTACACAGAAGAAAACGAGCCAAAACAAACATTTATCGGATTGTCAGGGTATCGGCGAAAAAAGCAAGAAGCGGGATATTTCTTGCTCGACAAAGTTTTAGGCCCCGCGCCTGCTATGTTCAAAGGCACCCAATTTGTGTCAGACGACGCGCTGTGGGTGCTCAAACTTCAGTGCGATTATGTCTCGCGCCACGGCCAGTCGCTCCCAATTGCGGCTAGTTATAGCGGGCCAGAAGCAGAAAGTTACGGCGCTACGTGGGGCGCCCTTCCGACCGGCAGCCGAATTTTTCACGGCGCAGTGGCCGAGCCGGAACTAATCAGCCGCGCCTGCAACGCGCGCGGATACGTCGCCGTTGTGCCGCCCGATAATCGCGCAACCAAACCCTACGGCAACGCAATTGATAGTTACATCCTCGGGCGGCTGTATAGCATGCGCGTCAACGCAAAAACGTGGCAGCAAGCCTTGGCGGCAGCAACCACGGTTGGTAGCGAATTAAACGCACAAGCCTTTATGCAGCGCCTGACTATTCCGCCAGACAAACTTGGCTTGTTTTTAGACAAACACTCCGAGCATTTTTCCGCGGACTTTAAAACACGCGTCCTTACGGGCGTGAAAATGGCGCTGGCTGCCCCCACGCGAACGCACAAACGCCGCATCGTAATTGAGCGCGACACTGGCTGGTGGAGTCAGGTCGGGCAACAAATTGCCAACGTCAGAGTCGTCATCGCAAAAGTCATACAAGCCGATACCGGCGACAAAATGTATTGTGGCAGCATTTACATGGACGACCAAGAATATACGTTCATGGATTCCGCGCGCCGAATCGAGCGAATGGGTCTTCTCGCTTACGCGGCTGCAGTTATGGCGCCGCACGGGAAACTCGTCATCTTCGACCGCTCGTGGAATAAAAGCAGCCACATGATCGCAATGCAACTCCGCCCGCCGAAACTAGCCAGCATCAGCACGCGATCCGGCTGGGATGAAAATACCAACACATTTCGGTTTGCGAAGTACGAACTAACACACGCCGGCGACGTGCAACCTGCGTCCGCTTGGGCGACAAAAAAGACGGCAAAAATATTTCCCGAACCGGCGCCAATCGCCCCGCTGCCGTTACGTGGGTTACTGACGCCGGCGCATGAAAACTCTTTTATTTGGGCGTTCGCGGCTTCGGTTCTAGGAAATCTCGTCGCGCCCATCATGCGCAAAGATTATTTTGCGACGGCTATCGCCGCTAAAAACTTCGACACCGCACAACGACTTGCCGAAGTTTTTGGCTGCGCAAACGAGCAGACAGCGGTATTGCAGCGACGTAATTCGTACAAGTTTTTAAATAACATAACAAACAACGCTACGTGGCCAGTTTTAGGTTCAAGCGCGTTTAATGACGAAGTACTTTGTCCCCATGTGCCGAAATATTTCAACAGACCATTGTTGCTGCGAACAACGCGCACCACCGCTGTCACCAGTGTCGGTTATGGGTGGTGCGCGATTAAAGACGCGCCAACATATCTGAAATACGACCTAGACCCGCTGCGATACGTGCTCCCGGCGTATATTCAGCGGGCGTTAAAAGCGCGCATGCACATGTTCGGCGACTCTGACAACATGCACCAAACCGTGCTCCGAGACCTGCACGATTGGATGACAGAAACATACGGTGTTTCGTTTAATTTGCAACACGCAGAGAATCTAATGGCTTACCCGGCTAGCGCCCACGTAGAACTTCTGCGCGAATTAAATCTAGCCGTATCTGCCGGGAAAATAGGGGTTTTACCAGTTCCGCGGCAGGGCAAACAACCGGGCGACTATATTTTGCGAAAAAAAGACCACTGGTGGTTGAATCGAAGGGCAGTAGATCGTTATTTTTATAGTGCTCGAAGTATTACACCTAACTGGTTGGCCATTATAGACTTACTGCAAAAAGATAATGTTTACGCCGGAGAAGAAGTCATACATAATATGACCGGCGTACTTATCGCCGCAGATTGGTGCGATCAATTTTTATGCCTATCAGGAGAGTCGCTGGAAAAAGAGACTGGTTAGTTATGCGCTACACTGGAGTCTTGTCTTTCAGGCCAGAATTAGTCAATCGTCGCGACGACGAGTATGACGACGACTTCATTGACGAAGAGTGGGAATTTGTAGACGACGACGAAGACGAAGAAGACGACGAAGATTCCGACTTCTCAGCGCCAAAACCAGATTTTTACATCGACGACGACGAAGACGAAGAAGACGAAGAATGGGATGACGACGACGAAGATGATTGGGACGACGACGACGAAGATGACGAAGATGATTGGGACGACGACGAAGAAGACGATCCCAGTTATGAAGAAGATTTTGAAGACGACACTTCTTACGAAGACGACGACGAAGATTAATGCAAACCTTTTTGCCCCTCCCGAATTTTCGGAGATCGGCAAGGTGCCTTGATAACAAGCGATTAGGAAAACAGCGAGTCGAGTGCAAACAGATTTTGTTGTGCTGCGGCGTCGACATCGGCGCTCACCGGCCCGGAAAACGAGGCTGGCAGCATCATCCCGCTGTTTTGATGTGGTCTGGACACGAGGTTGCGCTTCTGGTATACGCAATCGTAGTCTGCCGCGAATGGACGTCGCGGGGGTTTCAGGATCGGCTCACTGACGAGTTCGTAACGGCGTACGACCGTCTCCGCCCCACTATTGACGTCAACCGATACCCTCCGTGGTTCGGCTCGCCAGAACTGCACGCGTCGCACCGCAGCAGCCTGTTGCGAAAAGACTTAAGGCACTATTCCCAGTTCGGCTGGGATGACCCGATCTACTTACCATACGTTTGGCCGGTACAAATACCGCAAGAAGCCGTATGAAAAAATATCAAAAACAACTTCGACCCGCCCTCTCCGACGTTTTTTGCGACGGTTGCGGCAAGAGTTGCAAAACTCCGCTCGACGATTACGAGTACGCAACATTATACGCACAATGGGGCTACTCAAGCCGAAAAGACGGCGCGACATCGGAGATGGAGTTGTGCGAAGATTGCTTTGATAACGTAATAGCGCACCTTAGTACACTACACCCGCAGAAACGCAAAACCAATGAATAAAGAAACATTTAGGACGCTTGTCGCGGTGTTACGTGTGTTCGTTGACGCGGTAAACCGCGGTAATGACGGCACGTTTCACGCCAATGAAATTACGCAACAAGTCTGTCGTGCGCTGCAGCGGCGCAAAGACAAAGAAAAGAAAAACACGCACGGATACGTAATTACAGCGCTGCGCGCGATGAAAGCGAAGCAAATACTATTCGAAGCCATTGACGAGTGGGGTGACGACCCTCTTCGCAGACCAAAAGCCGTAGAAAATCGTCGCACATTCGGGCTAACAAAAACCGCGCTCGATTATTTAACCAGCGACAACAATTTGCGTGGTTATTCGGTGCAGAGCGAGATTGTGCTAACTAGCATGCTCGCAGAATTTGGAGTAATTCAATCGGCGCAACGTGAATTTTCGTACGTTCCGCCGGCGCTCGAAAAGACCGTGCGCGCTATTGAACAAAAAGAGCCGATAACGGCAACAACTCAGACCGACAGCATGGAGGTTACATTGACCGCAACCAACGAAGACAACAATATTCAACGACTTGTCGCAACCGTGCGCAATCGCAGCGCGGACTGGGGCAGCGTTGGTACGCCCGCCGACCTACTGGGCGGTTTGCTGGCGCTTGAGCGTGCTGGCGAAATTAACGACAACATACCCGCCAGCGCGGCCAAACTTCTTTGGCCAGATAGCCGGCGACAGAATTACAAAGATGTTTGCAACTTTTTGAAGCAACACAACATTATTGCTGCTTTTGAAGAACGAAAGCGGCCGGGCGACGCTGCTGGCGCGCGTCCGTACGGCCTGAAACTGACACCACTTGGTCGTGCCGTCGCACTAGCCGGTAACTTCGTAGACACGCGGCCGGCCAGCGAGCGGACGCACACGCGAGCCGGCAACGCTAAGAATAAGCCGCTTATGCTTAAGAGGAACGAAAAACATATGACCACAAACAACGCAGAAACAGCATCGTCGGGACATCCGCGCGCCCCGATCTCGGGCGCCGATTACGATCAACTTTTGACAAGTTTTCAGACGCGAATTGATACGCTCGAACGCCTTCTCGCGACGGCGCAGCAAAACGGGGGCGCGCTGCCGCCGGCTCCCGCGCCGGTAAACACGCCGGAAAACGTAATGTATACAGAGCCGGTAACTATGCGCGTTATTCTCACGCGCGCAGTACCCGCTATTGTCGCCACTTTTCAGGATTTGATCGGTAAAGAGGCGTCGATCGGCGCTGCTAGTGAAAAGGGCGTTACGACGAGCATTAACGCCGACGGGCTGTACCTCGCGCTGACCGAGATAACAAACGCGATTAACGGCATCAAAGCGTACGTCAGCGAGTGCATGAAGCACGACGAAGAAGTTGATTTGTCGTTGATTGAAAAGTACGCTGAAGCGTACGCTACCGCGGCAGATAATCTGACCAAGAAACACACGCTGCCAATTATGGGCGACACACTGCACATTAAGCGATTCTTGACCGGAAAGAACAAGATTCGTCGCGAACTGTGGCGGCGGCCTGCAAAACAGGAGGCGTAAGAAAGAGCCGGCGTAACTCAGTTGGTAGAGTAGCAGTTTTGTAAACTGCCTGTCGCCGGTTCGATCCCGGCCGCCGGCTTTAACTTCGGAGGGCAGACGATGAAACGATACCACGAAGAAAAACATATCATTGCGCGCCGGCTTAAAGAAAACCGCCACGCATTTGATTTCTACGCGCCCAACCCCGGCCGATTTCGTAAAACGCATATCGGCTGTAATCGGGCCTCGTGCCAATTGTGCCACCCGGGAAAATTTCCTAAACGTATTCCAACAGCCAAAGAACTTCAAGCAAAGAAAGACTTAGAGAACTATGACAAATAACTTTGTTGACGCAATCAACGCTGCCGCCAGAAATCTTGCGGACGCTGTAGCGCACGAACAGTCACTCGAAGACGCGCGGGCGAACGTTAAGTTAGCCGCTATCGAACGGATTATGAAATCTGGCGACAACTCGCTTACTGGTAAGCCGCATTCGTTCTCGTCCGCCGAGGCCGTCGTTAACACCGACAGCGAATATCAGGCCTACCTTGAGCGCCAGCGCGACGCCGTGCGGGCCCGCATTCTCGCCAAGGGCGCGTATGACGCGGCCACCGCCGCAGCGCGGCTAGAGGCGGCCAACGTTGTTTGACGAAAACGAATACAGCGATACTGACGCCCGCTTTCAACTCAGCACTATTCCTGCAGTGCGAGATGCGGCGCTTATTTTATACGGACGGTTCATAAGTCGTTTAAACGACAAACCAATAGACGACGAGCACGCCAAAAAAAGCGAGCAATATCTGTCGCTGCAAGAAACGGAAGCGATTGTGCGCGAGCATAGTTACGTCGTAGACGACTCGTACGCAATCGGGGGCGACACGCAAGAAGAAGCGAAAGAAAAAATAAATGAACTGCTCGCTGCGTTACTAGATCGAGTAATGTCGAATGTTTTACAAGAAGGCGTGCGACAAGAATGGCTCGACTGTCAATACGACGTGGAAAAAAATGACTTCGCGTTTTCAGTGACTGAGAAGGGAAAACAAGCCGTTGTCGAAAATCAACACAACACAGACAACCCCGCCGGTTAAAGCCGTTTTTAACGAAATCACAAAATTTCAAGCGACCCAGCAAAAGTACAAGGGGTTCGGCGCGTACGACACCGAACCTGACGGTGTCTTTCAATGGTTAGTCGACCAAGCCGTAAAAGGACTAAAGCCCGACATCCCGCGGACAGGCGCAAAATGGGATTTGTATGACAGCAGCATGGATTGCACTGAAGCCGCCCGCGCACTTCACGACCAAGCGCTCAACGTAATTACCGCAATTGAAGCATGCCCGGTGCGCGACCTTGACCTGCTTAGGTCAAAACTTCAAGAATATTGTTGGAGGTTGTATTGAGCACCATGGCTTTCCACGGCAAACCCGGCGATCGCGTGCGGCTAGTATTTATGCCGAACGACCCAAACCCAGTCCCCGCCGGCTCGGAGGGAACGGTTGTTGACGTGCAGCAAATGGACTGGGGTCACGATAAATTTTCGCAGGTCTCGGTAAACTGGGATAATGGGCGTCGGCTGTCGTGCGTCGTGCCACCGGATTTCTTGCAAGTCATCCCCGCCGGCGATTAATAGCCGCTGAAATAGTTGCCACCAATTGCGTCGTCGGCCCAGTCGATGTCCCGTTCTTGCGAAGCCTGTTGCGCAGTAATCCGCCCGACACCCGCCAGTTGCGCAAAGTTCGGCCACGCCTGACATACGTGCCATAAACCGCAGGCCCCTAGATTCACGGCTTGCGCAAAATCATCTGTCAAAAGCGTGTTTCGCGTAATGGTATAAATATCGCCGCCAAGGCGCGAGTCGGTTTTGTTTTCGACCAGCGCCAGAAAATCTGCGATCAAGCCGGGCGCGTCTTGCGATGACCAATCGTATTGAAAAAAGCGAATTTGCTTCATCTTTATCGCTTGGCACGTATACAGCAAACTTCGTGTTTTATCGAGGCTGTAGTGCTGCCGGTGGTTAATCGGTGTCGGCTCCTTGTACACAATGATGTCTTGCGAGGCTGACCGAACAAGCCGCATCGCCATTACGCGATCAAGATTAAAACCTGCTTGCACCATCACGGTTTCTCGAACTGTGCCGGCGCCAGTGTAGTCGTGCGCGACGAGATCGCATTTAAACTTGTTGCACCACTTCATACATTCAATTGCTTCTTGCAAGTGATCGCCGCCGATCAAAAGCCGTTTGCCCCACAATACGTCGATTTTGCCGTCGGGGAGAAATCCCATAACCGCAAGCGCCGTAAAACTTACCCCGTCTTCACCGCCGCCGCCCCAGTCAATCGCCAGCACCCGATGCCGGTAGCGCATCAGGTTTTGATAGCATTGCGGGTCCGGTTCTTTCTTGTTCTCCCACTTTAGTAAGCAAGCGCCCTTGAGATCAGTTTCGCTGACGAGTTTCTGCCCAGTATCAATACTCTCGCCCATGACTTCGTTGTAGAACTGGGCCTGCGTCATGTTGCCAAAACCTTCGCGCTTTAAAAGCAGCGTCGTCCATTTGTCTGGGTCGGAGAAGTGGAGCGGCAAAATAATTTGCGGCACGTGATACCCGGCAAACTGCCACCGACGATCCGGATAGCGGTGGACCCAACGGCCATGTCGCGGGCTAACTGGCTTCTGACACTTTGCGCACACTGTGCCGGGATACTTCTCGCTAATGTGCGGCGACCACGGCCCGATCATTGCATCAAGATCATGCTCTAACGCGGGTATGTTCCAGTGCTTGCACGAATGACACGGGATAAACCACTCAGCCTGTGACGACCGCTTGTACAGACCGTAAATTAAATTGTCAAAAGTTTTTGGAGTGCCCGTGAAGTACATAGTACCCCACTTGGAGTACGACATCGTTTCTTGAATGATAGGCACGTGGTCGGGGTCCATGTCCTGAACCTCGTCGATGCAAACGCGGTCAGCGGATACGCCGCGGACGCGATCGGAGTCGAGCAGCGCGAACGAAAATAACATCATCGAGTTGTTTTTAAACGACCGCTGCAGCACAGAGTTTTCAGTCGTCGTGCCTGACCATAATGTCTTAACCGGCGACTGATCGATAAACGGTCGCACATAATTATTCGAAAATCGACGAATCTGTTCGTACAGCGGCGTGATAAACAACGTTTTGAAAAACGGAATGGAGTTGGCAACTACCACGCCGTGCGCCGCTAAACTCGTAGACTTCGACACCTGCCGGCCCGTGCACCACACCTGATTCTTCGGGGTCAGGCAACGAAAGAGCGGGGAAAACGGGTAGTGATTATCTAGAGTGTACGGTTTGCCGTTCAAGTTCAACACCAACGGCAATAGCGGCTCTAAAGAAGAAAATACACGTTGCTGCGCAAGAGCACCTAACACGCGAGAGCGTGCTTGCGCGGCTTTTTGATCTGTGGCGTTAATTGACGCCAATTCTTCCAGCAACGATTGAACGCCTCTGTTAGGTACTTCAAGCGTTGCTGCGTTATTAGCAGGCGTGTCCTGCGTACTATTAGGTGCCATATGCGCGAAGATGAAGGTCGGATGATTGTGCGCCCTGAACAGCCGGAAACACGTAACCTACCAGATGTGGAACCAGAATTGCAGTGGCTTGAAGATGGAATAAACTATTTGTTTAAACTGTCTTTTGCGTTGCTGGCAAAAATCTGCGAACTCACACTGACGGCGGCGGTTCAGTTATATGCTGTGTGCCGCGAAAAACGGTCATAGTTCCGACATGCGGCGGCGAGTATACTAAACAGTATCTCGCGGCCGTATTGGAGTCTCCCATGCCACAATTTGGAAAAAGCGCAAAACTCTACATGGAGCGACGCGCGCCTGCATACCAAAATACATTACGCGGACCGGTACCTCAAGTTTATCTGCCCGACAATCCGGTCAACCACCTAACACTTGAATCACCGCTCCCGCTGCCTCAATTTCTTTACAATCGAAAGTATGTAGACGGCGGTAAAACGCAGCCGTGGCCCCATGGGGTTTGCACAGACTGCAATAATGAGTGACAACCCTGATGTCAATAAATCTTTTGTTGGACTCGCCTGCCTAATTTTTGCAGGCGGTGTAATTAGTTCGCTAAACGGCGGCGGAGGAAGTATATTCGTCGCGCTTGTGATGTGCTATTTTATGCTCGTCGCCACGAACGCCATTAAACGCGGAGAAAATTCCCGAAAAGGAAAATCACGATGAGCGCGCTTGATTTTATCGCAGTAATTTTTGCTGCTGGCGCAATTATTGAGGTTTGGCACAAAGGCTCAATATTTGAGACAGCCCGCGCCCACGTACAAGCGTGGCAAGACGTATCCGCGCCCGAATCGGCGCGGGGACGACTGTGGGAACTCATTATGTGCCCTTTTTGCAAGAGTTATCACCTTCCCATCTATTTGTTCCTGCTACTCTTGGCAGGTGACGCACTTGGCGGTACGATAGCCGCGCTCGTTCGCGTTGTCGTGTACGGCCTCGCGGCGACACGTATCGGAAACCTAATTGACGGCCTGCTGCCGCCGCGAATGAGATACGACCCACCGATTCTTTAATTTCTGGAGAAAGCATGGACAACCAGACCGCCCCCACACCTGCCGAAAACGTCGCCACCGAACGGCTGCCATTTGACGTTGAGTTTTTCAAAATTGTAGAAAATTTTACGGCGACCGCGCTCGGTGCTTTGCCCGAACTGCACGGCGTAGCGATTATCCCGCTCTGGGTCAATCAACCCGAAAATACGCCGTCAGGTTTGCTACGTCTCCGCGACGCCACGCCGCCGTATATGGCGAGCCTCCTCAAACTGCTCGCCCGATTAACGACGTTCAATGTCGAAGTCAACAAAGATTTGGTCAACCAAATTAAAATGTTTGACGCTTACGCCGCACAACTGGCCGAAACGATCAAGGAACGCACCGAAACACTTAACAATTTGCCGCAATCTTCTGCGGCGCCGGCTAATGAGTAAAACGACCAACGATCTAAACACAAACATCAGTATCGTTGCGTCGCAGAACGATGTTGCGCGAATTCTTAACTCGCAATACGGTGGCATGTCGCTCGACGACGCGCGAGCGATGTTATTGCGCACAAACCACGACGTATGGTCAAACGAAGAGTTGCTTGAAAAATTTGAAGTGACTAGTGTTGACCCGCCGTACGTGCATGTAACTAAAAAAGCCGATGGGCAACGCGGCACCGTGGCTTTTATTGATACGCCGCGTTTATATTTTGCGTTTCAACCGGAAGAAACAAATGACGCAAGAACGACGTGAATATGACACCGGCGCAGTGCGCAGCGCAGATTGCGAGCAAACGCGGTACGACCTAATCACGCCAATCGGCCTCCGGCGATTAGCGGAAACATACGCTGAAGGTGCGCAAAAATTTGGCGCGTTTAATTGGGAAAACGGCATGCCCGTAACAGACCTGCTAAACCACGCTATTGCGCACGTGTACAAATTTCTTGGTGGAGATCGGACCGAAGACCACCTTGCGCACGCCGCATGGAATTTACTCGGCGCGATTCACTCCATGGAAAAGTGGCCGCACCTCAATCAGCAATGGCTCCGCGGCGAAAACTGCGAGTGCCCTCCGGGAGCCGAAACAGAACAGAAAACGATAAAAGTAGATGTCGCGGGCGAAGAAGTAGCGCCCGGCATATTTGCCGTAGGCAGCGAAGGCGCACTCGAAAGTTTGCGCCGGACAATTCTCGGCGGCAGCGAATGAACTGCTAATTTGGCCTATTTTCTGCTTGGCCAAAAATTTTTGACGGGGTATTGATTTTTCTTTTTCCCCGTCTATCGTGAATTACGGCGCGCTAAAAGACCCGAACAGTTTCGGTGTCGGCGCGCATTTGGAGAAAGAACGTATGGCAAAAAAGATGTCGACTGGTGGGCTCATCAGTCCGACGAGTTTGTGGGGCAAACCGTTGCCAACAACGGCGCAGCCGGCCAACCACACCCCCAATGAAAAGGTTACAGGGAAGATGACCGATTCTGACGACGTCATGGACGATGACGAGATTGATGTTGACGCGGAACTGGCGAACGCAGACGTCGACGACGACGAACTGGTTGCCATGGAAGCAGAAGATGACGTTGAAGTAACCGGAGAACTCGAAAGCGACGACGACGGCGACGATGAAGAAGACGCCGAAGAAGCCGAAGACGAAGAACCGGAATACGACGACGACATAACTGACGAAGATCAGGATGTTGTCGAAGATGAAGAAGAAGAGGTCGTTGCCGCTGTGGCTGACGACGAAGAAGAGGTCGGAGACAGCGAGGTTTCCGAAAACAATGAGGATGTTGCTGCTATGGCAGAAAAGATGAGTTTGTCGGACCACATTCGTGCTGAAATCTCTCGCCGTCAGAAGGCGGGCGAAGAAATGCGGGGCAAGGACATTGTGGCGTCGCTTGCAAAGCGAAAGATCACTGTCAGCCCTGCGCAGGTCAGTCAGTTGTTGAAAAAGGCTGGTTTGAGCGGAAAGCCGCGCGGTCGTAAGCCGGCGGCTGCTGCGGCGACGCCGGAGACAGGCGGCGAAAAGAGCCGCACCGCTCTGAAGGCCAAAAAGCGCGACGCGGCACCGGCCGCCCCCGCTCCGACGCAGCCCCGGCAGGCCCTCAAGGCGCGGCCTGCGTCTGAAAACGGGTTCAAGGTGCCGATGGACCAGTTGCAGGCGGCAGCGGCGTTTGTGGACGCTTGCGGCGGGTCCTTCAAATCGGCCGAGCGCATCCTGACTGCGGCCGCGCAGTTGTCGCAGACGTTCGGCAACTGACAATAGCCGCCCGACCCGAGACCAGTCGCCGTTCAAAATACGGCGACTGGCTCGGGCGGGTTCGGCTTCTTGGCGCGCAAGCGCCCGAGCGCAGACCACTCTGGTCGCGCCAAATCTGGAGGCCATAACGTGCCTGCGACTATTTGCCGCGTTACGCGGCGAGAAGAACTTACGCCCGGGCGCAAACTTGTTATGCCCCGCGGCACAATTAAACGAATTCACGTAAATCAACACACGATTCGCCAGAACAAAAAGACTGGCGAACGAAACAACGTTATTACAGTGCAGTGGCGAAACAAATCATATCCCGTAAAAAAACTGGAAATTAACGGGCCGGCAAATGCTATTTATTCGCCGGACAAGCCCCTGAGTTGCGGCGCTCACGTGTGGGTTGAAACCAGAGCCGAAGTCATTGTCACCTGCTAACAAAAACAAAAATGTCACACATCGTTCAAATCAAAACCGAAGTGCGCGACGCCAATGCAATCGAGGCCGCCTGCCGGCGGCTTGGGCTGGAACAGCCGGTTGCGGGCCATCATGTTTTATTCGCCGGCCAGTCTGCGGACGGCCTTGCGGTTCGTCTGCCGGGCTGGTCGTACGCCGCCGTGTTTAACACCGAGACCGGCGAGGCCGCTTACGACAACTACAACGGCCACTGGGGCAAGCAGGAGGAACTCGACAAGTTCCTGCAGGCGTACGCCGTCGAGAAGGCGATTTACGAGGCTCAGAAGGGCGGCTACTCGGTGTACGAGGAGACGCTGCCCGACGGTTCGATCAAACTGAACATCACGGTGGAGGCTTAATACATGAGTAAGACCATTCAGGTCGTTGTGTCGCCCAAGGGCGAGACCAAGATTGAGACGTTCGGCTTCACCGGGAGTTCGTGTCAGGACGCCACGCGCGCGCTGGAACAGGCGTTGGGCGCCAAGACCGAGGAGACGCTGACCGGCGAGTATTACACGACTGCCAACGAGCAGCAGATCGAAGCCCAGAACTGATGGCCGAGTTAGGCACAGGCGAACCCTATACGCCGTTTGCGCAAACCAAACGGTTTGATATTTTTCGCCACCGCGTCGTGCGAAGCCCTGATGTAGGGCTGCCGCGCGATTTATTTACCGCGTGGTTCCGCGAAGAAGACGTCCCGCGCCCAGTGTGCGAAATCGTGCTGTTTGTTAATCCTTACGGCATTTATGTCGAGTGGGTCCACGTCTGCGAGACATATCGTAGACAGGGCATCGCCACCGAAGTACTGACCGAGATCGAGCAGCGCTGGGGGCCGATCGGCATGGCCGGCGTAACTCCGGCGGGCGAAAAGTTTGTCGCCGCGTATGCGCGCCAAAAGAAAAGCACTAAACCAGCCAAACCAACCAAAAAGGCAAAACGTGTCTCTCGAAAAAGAAATTAAGGAACTGATTTGCGCCGGCTTTTCCGGCATCTGGGTTGAGACCGCCGAGTGCGATGACGCTGTTGCGACCGTGCGCGCACTGGCTGAAGAGCGCAAGTGGGGTTTCGACGTTTGGGACATTGACCGCCAGTTGTACAGCGGCGCCGTGGCGGCTCCCGGCCCGCTGCAGGCGATCCGGTCGATGGACCAGCCCAAGACGCACGACACGCAGATTCTCGTGCTCAAGAACTTCCACCGTTATCTGCCCAACCCCGAGGTCGTGCAGGCGCTGGCCAACCGCGTCGTGCAGGGCAAGGGCGAAGGCCGCTATGTTATCATCGTCTCGCCCACCGTCGCCCTCCAGCCCGAGGTCGAGAAGTTATTTACGGTCGTGCACCACGAGTTGCCCGACGAAGAGCAACTCAAGAACATCTGCAACGACCTGTTCTCTGAGGGCTCTGCGTTCGCCAAGCCGGCCGACGAGGAGATCACCGAGGTTGTCGACGCCTCCCGCGGCTTGACCCGTCAGGAGGCCGAGAACGCCTACGCGCTGTCACTGGTGCGGCACAACAAGTTGGAGCCCGACACCGTCTGGGGCATCAAGGCCCAGACGCTGGAAAAGAGCGGCACACTGTCGCTGTACCGCGGCGACGCCAACTTTGAAAATCTGGGCGGTTTGGAGAATCTCAAGCAGTTCTGCCTGCGTGCAATGCGGCGGCAGGGCGAGAAGAACGTCGATAAGCGGCCCAAGGGCGTGCTCCTGCTGTCGCCTCCGGGCTGCGGCAAGTCTCAGTTTGCCAAGGCGCTGGGCAACGAGGTCGGCCGCCCGACAGTTATGCTCGACTTCGGCAGCCTGATGGGCAAGTTTGTAGGCGAGTCCGAGGGCAACATGCGCCGCGCGCTCAAGCAGATCGACGCCATGGCGCCCTGCGTGCTGTTCGTCGACGAGATCGAAAAGGGCCTTGCCGGCGTCGGCTCGTCCGGCCAGACCGACAGCGGCGTCTCGGCCCGCTTGTTCGGTACGCTCCTGACGTGGCTCAACGACCACACGTCGGACGTGTTCTTTATCGGCACCTGTAACGATGCCAGCCAGTTGCCGGCGCCGTTTGCCCGCGCCGAGCGCTTCGACGGCGTCTTCTTTGTCGACCTGCCCGGTGACGAGCAGCGGCAACGTATCTGGGATATCTACCTGAACCAGTTCAGCATCGACAAGGCGCAGCAGCGTCCGGACGA